GGTAAATTAAAGAAGCGCAGGGACTCTGAAAGGGTCGTAGCTTATGATTCCAAGGGTTGGCCTAGGGATTTATTAACTATGTCGAGGAGTAAGGCAATGGCGTGGCAGCAGTGCAGTGCAAAGGTAGAAGGTGACTTCCTCCTTGAACCTGAGGGTCCCCTCAGTGGGAATTCTGAGATCTACAGGATTTTGTATGAAGTGCTCAAATTGCCCTTAGGTGGGTCAGTTTCTGAAAAATCAGTAATCAAGGAGCTCAGGTTCTTTCAGCAATTATCAGATGCTAGGAGAATACCTGGCTCTAAGTGTGTAGACATATTCTCCTCACTTAAGGATGGTGATCCTCGGACCATGATAGTCTTAACTCATGCGTCTGAGCAGCTCCAGGAAATGTATTCCTTATCAGCTAAGTCCATGGAACAAAAGATAAAGGAACCCGATAAGCCCCACAAACCAGAAAGTAGAGGTGCTCTAAGTCTCATCTCGTTTGGGGGGTTAGTTTGTTTAAAATGTTCTAATATTGCTGCGATTATCACTACTCGTCACTTTCACAAGCTAATTGATAGTCTAATACAGTATAGGAATTACCTGGTAATGTCATCATCACTTATGTTGGATGAAGGGGATATTGGTACTAGGTTCCTCCTTAAAGCAAGCAAGATAGGGATTAATGAACCAGAAAGGATCGGTGAGGGTTGCAAGGCTGCAAGAAATCTACTGGTTGCACGCTTGACTCCAAGGAAGATATTCCACAAAAGCGCAGAATCAATGCTAAAATCCACTTACCCTGAATGGAAACAGAACCTCTGTGAAACATTCCTAGACATTATTACAGATGTTACTCCCGGTGTATACGAACAACTGCAGTTTTCATACTTTTATAAGTATATACCACACCCTGATGTTGATATAGTCGAATGCTTCAATGCAACAATGGGCTGTCGAAAGGCTAACCCAGTAGATAACAATGGGGCTAGGCTTATGAAGGGAATCCTTCAAAAGTCATTCTTTTCTGCAAGTGTTGGGAGGGGTGAAGCCATTAGAGTGGATAGTGGTGATGACTTCTTAGTATCAGAATCACTGAAGCCAAATCCTAACTATATTGCGATGGAGAGGGTACCTAGTGAGAGGTGGATTAACGTAGTCTTCGGAGTATCTCCTAGATACTCTGCATACCTTGACAAAGACCTCCGGACCTTAGACAAAAGCCATTGTAAGGAGATGACAGACATTAAGTTGGGCTCGAACTCATCTCTAGATAAGGACTTCCTGACAGGGATAAAGGAGAGTAGTGTCACTACGGGCACACTCTTCGAATCAGATTTGGTTCTCAAGTACATTCACGGGGATGAACCGACTGCTAAACAGTCATCTGCCTACTTTAAGAAGCTAGTAAAAATTCATGAGCGGATAGAAGAGAAGCTTGGTAGATTTCCAACAGAGGATGAAATCTCTGACCACTTTGAAGAGAACCCTGGTGATTTCCACATGGTGTCTACAGAAGGCAAATGGGGGGAGAAGCATAAAGCCGTGACTAGGATGTTCTATCTTGCATCACCTAAAATTAAGAAATTTTTGTCACTGGTTGAAAGGCTGATTAAAGACATAACACATGGCCAGGCGGGAAACAGCATCACTAAGAGTTACAAGGCTCGCCAGTCCGATCTCAGAATGTTTGTGCACAGTGCTCAGGGCCCAAATCCAGATATAATCCCAGTCTACTTGTCATTTGACATGT